ATATCCTAACAAATATAAATTAATTGCAAATGGATTATTTTTTTCAGTTTCATTGGAAGTCTTACCAATTAAAAATTTTGTAATATCAGAAGATACACTAGCTCTAGTTGGTTCTTCGTTATCAGGCATATTTACAAAACTCATTACTAAATCAGTAAATTCTTGCAAATGATTTGGTGATGCTAATATAGATGATGGTGAATTATTATCTAAAGTACCATCTGCAACAGCGTATGATTTTGCAACTGCCCCATATTTAGTTGGCATTGATATTGTTCTTATTTGATAATCTTTTGCAGTTACTGCTCTATTTTGTGCTCCAAAATTTGCTAATGCATTTTGTCTAATTTCTTCCAAAGATTCACCACCCCTACCACCGGTAGCAGGAATTTCATTATCAATAGCTACAGAACGTTGCGTTGCACTCATAAGAGTTAATTCAACGCTATTTAATCTTTGTGTATCTTCTTCAAATTCAATTGCTTCTATTCTAGTTAATTGCCCAGATGCTATATTTGAATTAACCCCACCACCAACTAAATACTTTACAGTTATAGTTGTTGTTGATGGAGATGTTCCGTATGTTTTTGTTTTTAAGAAGTTTGTTGGGTCAAATGATTCTTCTAATCTACTAATAGAGTTTGGTAATCCTAATCCAACATTTTTTAAATTAGGGATTAATTGCTCATCAGATGCAGTTGGGTCACCAGCTCCAAATTGAATAGTTGTTGTACTATCTTGATTTATTTTAGTAGTAAATCTTTTTGGAGTCTTAATTGTTTTTAAAATATATGGTACTGTTGATTTAAATTGATATAAATCTTGGTCATTAGCTTCTGTGTTTGGATAATCTATAAACACCATTTCTTGTGCCAAATATGGAACTTCATAATATTTGTTACCATTTGAATCTCTAACATCATATATAGAAATTATATTAGTATCTTCTAAATCAATTTTTTGAAAAGATTCATAATCACCAAAAGATACTTCTTTTTGTTTTACAACGGCAGATATTACTTGTACATATTTTTTAATTAAATAAAATAATGGTTCTCCAGTATTTGCATCTCTTTCATACACAGTCGTTTCTCTATCACTTGCATCTTCAAAATCAACAAGATTGGTTGTTCTAAATTCAATATCATTAGTTGATTGTACAGATAATCCTTCTTTAATTCTTAAATAAAATTTTGAATCAGGTTTATTATTAAATCCACTTCCAATTGATGGGACTAACTGATATATAGATAATGTAGATATTGCTGGAGCAGTTACTTTTGGTTTATACCCTAAAAATTGTGCTAATGCTAACATACTTTGTTCATCTTCTGCATATGGCATTAAAGATTCTTTTAAAGTATCATCAATATAATATCCTAACACATCACCAATATAAGATGCCATTTCAATAAACATCATACCAGGTGAAGTTTCATTAAAATCAGAATATGTTTTTGGAAAATATGTTTTAGAAAATTCTATAAGATTAGCTCTAAAGCTAGAAAAATCTTTATTAAGATATTTTATATCTTTTCCTTTATTTTTAAAATTTCTATTTGTAGTGTTTATTGCCATAGTAATTATGCTTGGATGTTAAATGATAGAGTTTCTAAATTAACATTATTTTGTATTCTAAATCTCAAAGAAACATTTACTTGATTACTATCTTTGAATTCATTTGTTTGCTCTATTGATATATCTTCAATTGTTACAAATGGTAACCAAGTTTCCATTGAACTGTTTATTGTATCTTCTATCTTTTGGGCTAAATCTTCATCATTCATTTCAAATAATAATTCTTGCATACCACTACCTAAATTTGGTTGCATTAATCTTTCATATTTTTTAGTAAGTAATAGATTTTTTATATTTGATTTAGTTTGCTCAATTGTTGTAAATGATTGGTTGAAAGCGGTATTACCGATTTGTATAGGCAGTGTTATACCAATAGCATAATCATTATACTTTTCGGTATCTTTTACTAATTTTTGACCTAATACAATTGCCATTACTTCTTTTTAAATCTTTTTACTAATTCAGAATAATCTCTATTTAATGCTTTATCTAATTCAGGTACACCAGTTTGAACACCCAATCCAGTTGGTTGTGGTCCTTTAGCTAAATCACCATACCCCATTTTTTCAGCCATTGCAGTTCCACCTGCAATTGAACCCATATCACCTTGTCCAAAATTCATAGTTCTAAACCCACCATCACCTTGTGGTATTCCACCTCTTGTTTCATTTAAGATTTGGTTAATTATTGGGTTTTTGCTGTATTGTTTTGTTGGTACTTCCGTTTGAGCTACCGATTCTTTAATAGTATCATCTCCCAATATAGCATTAGCCATTGAGATACTCTTTGATACTGGTTTTGGAGCTACCTTTGTTTCAGATAGCATTTTTTTCATTTCAGCCTTCACACCTTCCTTAATTAAAGCAGGTAATTGCTCTTTAAGCTCCTCTTTAATCAGAATTTGAATGGCTTCTAATAGTTTATCCATGTCCATAATATTCTATTCTTTGTTTGTTATGTTTATAAATATTTAAATTAAGTATTTTTGAGATTTAACCTATTTGGATATATTATAAATGTCTTGAAGTGTTGTTTCTGACGTAATTGTGTATCCCTGTCCTTTAAAATAATTAATTACAAAATTAGTATATGCTGTTGGGTTATTAGTACTTTTATACCATTTTCCGTTTTTATCTTTGCTCATAACAGGTGCATATGTTGACAAATATTTAAATAATGAATATGTTGTTTTATAATATGGAGATGTTCCTTTAAATACCCTTCCCAATACTTTATTCCATTGCGCCGCTATACCAGCCTCTAAAGTATCAAATTTTCCAATATGAATACCATCTGTACCAACATTACCAGGATTATTTGTTCTAAATGATAATGATCCTGGGAAATATCCTTCCATCATAGCTTGAGCTGCCATCAATACTCGTATTCCTTTTGGTTTATCTACGTGTACTTTTTCCATTGTTGGTACATATATTTTTCGTATTGTATCAGATGGACTTAAAGCTTTTCCTGTATATCCACTATAATCAAATCCATTTGGAAAATTTGGATTATTATTTTGTGTTTCGGATATTACTCCTGGAACATATAATATTGTATAATCTGGTCCATCTATTGCTAATGATTGTCCAGAATCTATATCACTACTATTTAAATCAAAATCATCTTTAGTATTTGTTGTTTGTACTAATTGTAATGTTTCACCTCCTAAAATCCATGGTGGTTTTGGTATATCATCTAAATCAATGTTAGCTGATAGTTTTACTGATATTGGGGATGGGTCAATAAAATACCCAGTCCAATTTATTATAGCAGGACCAGGTGTTGCATATGGTGGATATAAAGAATTTGTAATAATAAATCCAGTAACCGTAGCTAAATGTGTTTGTGCATAAAATATAAAAATATCTACTAATGTTTGTGGTATTGTTGTTGGTGGAATTAAAAATGCAGGCTTCCATATACCAGGAGTCATTACCATATTATAATAAACTCCAATATTTTGAACGGTACCAGGTGCAGGAATTATTGGTATTGGAAATTCATTTAAAGCTGCAGCACTCCAATATGCAATTACACCACCACCCATAGCGCCAACCAAATCATATGCTACTGTTGATAGTTGTCCTTGTTGTAATGCAAATTTAAATAATGTTTTCATCATTTCTACATTACCCTTCTTTACACTGGCCATACTAATAACATCCATTCCCCTTTTTATACAAGCATCATATTCTTCGGCATATGTCTTAGCTACTAAATCTATATCATTTATAGATTCAGGGTTTTCACTCATTCTTACAATATTTTGTTTAAATGTTACCCAAGACATCTTATGATAATTGAGTTCGTTGACTTAAAAGACTATTCAATTTTGATTTAATCATACCAAAATCAGGAGAATTTACAGGTCCTAATGCAGATGGGCCTGATGGTGTTAGATATTGTTGTTGTCCTATTGCATCTATTAGTTCTGATAATATATCAACTAATTGTTGTCCTTTTACCATTGGTTCTAAATCCACACTACCAAAAAACATTGTACCATTTCCAGTTACAAAGTTTATATCCCTATCATTTGTTATAATATTAATATTATCACCAACACTTATATCAATACCACCTTGGTTATCAATTGACATTGAACCATCTGATATAAATCCATAATTCTTTTTTGAATAGAATAACATTTCACCACTTTTAGCAGATAATATTATTCTTCCAGAATTTAAAAGTAACTGGTCACCAATTAATTTTGTTGGATAATCTTCAAATGATTCTGGTTTTGTTTTAAAATCTCCTTTACCTTTATCATCCACTGTGCCTGGTATAAACCCTAATTGGTGTTCTCCAGATGTTAAAGCTATTATAGTACCATCTAAATTCACATCTTCCTCTACACTTTGTGTTTCTCCTAATTTTATATTATTAGATGATTCTCTATTTCTTATTATTATAGTTGGAGAAAACTTATTTTTTGCATTATTAAATCCAGAAAATCTAATTGATTGGCCGAATCTACTTTCTATTAAACTATCACCTTCATATAATTTTAATTTATGTATATTTTGTTGAGATTCATAATACTTACCAAACACATTATACAAAGATGAATTACTTTTATTTGTTTTGGGAATATTAGTATCTAATCTTTGTTGATATTCTTTAGATTGATTAGTATTTTCTTTTTTTTCTGGAAAATTATTAGATATAGCATTTTTAACTGCTGATATTGTTGGATTGTATTCTTGTGTAATTCTTTTATAAAAATATAATCCGGGACTACTTTCATGTATTTCCACAGATTCATTTATAATTGGTATATTTTTAAAATTTTTATCAAATGGATATGCTATTGGCAATTGAGATACATCAGTAATTATATTATTTTTTTTTCTGAATTTAATAGCTCCTATTAAAGAACTATTTGTTGCTAATGGATGCGAATCATCAATAATAATATCATAAACAATAGCTACTGTTCCTGATTTATTTACAAATTGGGATTCTAATATTATTGAATCTGATGAATCTATTGATATACTGTTTCCTAGTCTAGCCGAACTTAAACCTCCTCCCATATTATTTCATTTTTTGTTTTAATTCATCTAATTCAAATTCTAAATCATCAACTCTTTCAACTTGCTCTTTTGTTTCTTCTAAATCTTTAAGTAATTGTTCTTTCTCAAATGCTGATAGGAATCCTTCTTGTCCTTCCGTTTTCTTTTCAGATGCTATAATCTTAGTTGCTATTGTTGCTAACTTAACCAATTGGTCATCGTTTCTAACTGAACTATCAATCAGCCCACCAATCACAGGACCTAAAGTTCCCATATCACCTGCGTGTCTAACCATTTTCTTTAGTTCCTCAATTAGAGCACTAATCTTTGTTTTTTTAGAAACTTGATTGTTATAGATATCCTCAAAAAGACCACTTAATGATTTACCTTTGAATAATTCAAATTCTGTTGACATATTAATATATTTACATTTTGTATGTATATAAATATGATTCTATTAAAATGTTGAAATTAAACTGGGATTACTTCAATTGTAATCTTTGGTTGATATCCATCAGGCAGTTGTCTATTAATACCTTTGAATTCGTTTACCTTACCTTTAAAGTAAGTTATTTGTAATATACGGTCTGTCAGATTCATTACAGTTTGAGATGATGTAGACATTTCTTCCGTATCTCTTTTCATATTCAATTGAGGTTTCTTTGGGAAGTATTCCTTTCTCATAGCTTGTGCTATTTCTTTCCAATCTTCTACTTTATCAACTGATTTCTCTGCTGATATTTTTCTCATTTTTGAACTTAAATATTTCTCACCGCTTGTATATCCAGCATCGGTGAACATATGTCCGTGATTTGTACGAACAACAGGTGATTCAGAGTTTTGAAGTTTAACATCAGGCTTATGCTTTGATGTAGTTTCAATACTAACCATATGTTTTGTAGATGATACAAATGTATGACCTTTAAGAGATAATCCACTCTTGCCCTTATATGATAGTGCAGCTCGTACTGCATCAATTAAAGTAGGTTGCTTAATGATGTTTCTCATCTTATCACCATCAGGTCCAGGTTTACCAGCTTTTTTTACAAGCTTAGCTTCAGCTTCATCGTGTCCAACTAATAGTGCTGAGTTTACAACACCAATTCCATTTTCGTTTAAACCCTCACTCCAATCAGTTATTAAATCGTGCAGATATGCAACTTCCACA